ATTGGTACAAGTTTATTAGTCAAGCGACTAATACGGCGTAGATTAAATACCTCAATCTTGTATAGACCAATACCAAGAAGATTGCAAAGCTCCCGGTATTGTTCTTTACGTTGAGTAATAATGTCTGTTAGCTGACGGAATCGTTCTGTACGGGGAATAGACACGCCGTCAGGAGAAATAATATCAATATCAAATGAAGCATCTGTAGCTAGTGTATAAAGAGCCATGCTAGTTGCAAGAAGAATCATTGGGTATTCTTCAACTACTGGGAGGGTAAGCATTGTTGCTCGACTACCATTAGTATCGGTAGTGCTATTAGCGTGTTCTAAAAAGGCAGTGTTAACATACTCATTAATTTCTGCGGTAGTAAAATATTTAAAAGTAGTTCCTGAGACGGTAACAATTGCACCGTCATTAGGCGGGGAGGCTAGTACAACCAAGCCTGTTCGTTCTTCTACAGAGGTAGTTCCGGATACATTTGTTGACCCTACCCGTACGACCATAGTTGCGCCGTCTACTGGGGAGGTCGTTAGATTAAATCGAGTGGTAGATCCGTCGCCCTTAAAGGTTTCAACAAAGGATTTTCCTTGATCACCTAGTTCAAAGCGAAGACGTTCAGATAAAGCCGCAAGTGTCGCCACTGATTCCTCCGATGAAGTTAATGTTCAAATAATCCCGTGATTAGTGACATTAGTCAGGGCAAACGTTAAGAGCCCTCATGGACGAAGGGCGGCTTGTCCATGAGGGCGTTCTAGATTAAGTCTCTATTAGAGACGTTCGTACAAATAGCCCTTTTCTTGCAAGTGCTGAGCAACATGCTTTGCTACTTTGTACTTTTGTCCGGCTTTAAAGGAAAAATGATTTCCTACGCCGATAGTTACAAATTCTAGGTCTTCAGCGACACGAATAACTTGTGCGTCATCTGCAAGACTTACGCCTACGGTCTCGACTTCGTCAATAACTGTTGGACTATTTGGGGCTGTAAGATCCACAACCTCTGTCTCTAGCTTAGCTGCAGCTGTTGCTGTAGCCATTGACATTTCACCTGCACGTTGTGCAAGTTCTTCTGCGTGAGCTCTAACTTGCTCTTCGCGTTGACGTCCAGTGACGTCTGTTACTTTTGCTTTTGCCACGATTATTATTCTCCTGTAAGTTTGTGTTGGGGGCTGGATTCTTAGGCCCAGCCCCCAAACGGGTTAAATTAGTTTGTTTCTGCTAGAACTACAGACTGATCTGTGATTAGACCAAGACCGTAAATTGCATACCAAGCAAGCGCATGCTCACGACCGAAGTCTAGAATACCACCATCGCGGAGTTCTACTGGAAGTGAAATTGCGTGACCGAATGCATTGTCACCAATGAAGATTGCTGAGTAGCGATCCTTGGCTCCGTTACCAGTCTTTGTTGCTGGGGATGTGTAACCGCCACCTGTTGGGTAAACGATTGATCCTGCTGCAACTGCAGTGTCAGTTGTGTAGCCTGAGCCAGCACCGCCTGCAACCTTTTCGATCTGTGTTGTTTCGATGAATACTGTGTCGTATAGACGACCAATCTCACCTAGCATGAAGTTACCTGGAGCTGCGTACTTTGTTACTTCGATGAACTCTGGGTTGTCACGAAGCTTACGGCTCTGGTGTGGGTGGATGAATGCAACATATGTCTCACCCAAACGAGGGATGTTCTTTGTTGCAAGTGTCTCTACGGCATCCTTAACAACAGCTGTTGTAAGGTCAAATGCGCCAGTTAGAGATGCACGGGAAGTACCAGCGGTACCTGTTCCGTACCAGTCATTTGCAGCTGAAAGACCTGAGCGGTCATAGCCGTAGATAACTGAAGATGCGGCCATGAGTGTGTCACGTGCCTGACCATCTAGGTATAGAGCCATGTTACGACCAAGAAGACGTGAGGCTGAAGCCATTACGTCATCAAATGATGCGTTAAGTAGTAGCTCTGAAACAGCAATTGCATAGCCATGCTCTGCAACTGTGATTGAGAATTGCTGTGCTGTTAATGCGTTTGTTGACATACGAACACCTTCAACGAGTGAACCCGCGAAGCCGAGGTTGTTGTAACGCATAAAGTTGATCTGAAGACCTGGTGCAACTCCTAGTTCTGTCTTCTTAACAGCGAACTGTTCGAAGCGAAGAATAGGCATTGACTGGAAAAGGATTTCCTTTGACCAGATGGTCTGAATTGCTTGTGTAAGCTGGCTATTGGAGCCAGAGTACGCTGTTGGGGCCGCGGCTAAATTACCGGTACCCGTTACGGCTGATGCCATGTCGGTTTTACTCCTTAGTTAGTTTGTTTAATTAATTAGGTAACTTCTTACCCGAAGATTCCCTTGCCTCGGTCAGATGCGGATTTACCCAGCAACTTTCCTCGGTATTTTGCGTATTCGGTAACCGACATTGCGGCAATCTGCTCCGCAGTAAACGAGTTTTGCTCCATATTAGTGTCCATCGGTCCGGATGGAGGCGCTGTTACACGACTCCCAGTCATTTCTTTACGGGCATTCTGCATTGCAGACTGCGCCGATTCCAAGATTCGTGAGCTGCGCTCACGTAGTCCTGTAATACTTTGTTCGATCTCATCAGGAGTACTTCCTGAAATTAGATCTACGAGCTCTGGCATGATGTTGTCACGCTCATCTTCTAAGCGGCGTGTGCGATACTCAGTGAGTTCCGCGTATTGACGCTCACGCTCAAGAAGAGTGAAAGCACGTTCGCGTTCTCCGCGTTCTACTTCCAACTTTTGAGCCCACTCTAATTCTTTTGCTTCAAGTAGCTGACGAACATCCATTTCTGCTTCAACCTTTTTCTTGGCTTCTGCATCTGCCTCTGCTGCACGAGTGGCTGCTTCGGCAAGACGTTCTTCACGCTCTTTCTTGAGCACATTGAGTTCTTCTTTTAATGAATCTATCTGCGGATAGAGCTTTGATTTTTCTTGCTCACGTACACGCTGTAGATCAGTTTCGCTATAAGCCTTGTCTGTCAAGGCTTGCTCTCTTACTGGTGTTGCTGTCTTATCTGTTGCTACTGGAACATCGGCTAGAAAAGCGGCCTGTGCTTCAGGTGAATCCACGATATTTGTTGTTTCTGACATGCTTTTTTTCCTTAGGTTTAAGAGGTCGTTGTCCGATTTAGTGCCACGATGACCTGCGGATTATTAGGTGGTAATAGGCTTCCAAACTATTACTAGTTTGTCTGCCTAAACTTGTTATTCTGGCTTATCCGAATCTGGAGTCCTCTTTTGAGGAATCTTAGTTCCGTATGCCTCTGTAACAAGTTCAACTTGAGTCTGTTGCAGTTCTTGCAAGACTCCTTCTTCTAGTGGGGAAATTACCCCAGGTTGTCCGGTAGGTCCAGGTCCAACTCCCTGTCCAGGATCTTGTCCTGGAGGAGTCTCTCCGTTTGGAAGTATTCCGGTTAAAGATGCAATAGAAGATGCAATTTGATTTCTTACTAGCTGTAGAGCTCCGTCGGCTTTAGCGTCAGCAATTAGCTCTGAACGGATCTCCTCAAGCTTTTCATCTGGGAACTCTTCGCCAAGTTGACGTAAAGCTCCTTCACGACTCTCAAGACCCATAGCCATCTTGCTCTGAATTTCATTTAATACAATGAGCTTATCTAATGGGAGTGGAGGTGGAAAATGTACTGTTGATTCGTAAGTAGTAGGATCATTAAGATCTAACATTGGAAGTTGGAACTTCTTTATAGGACCATTCTTAGCTGGATCCCAAATAAATAGTTCAGGTTCTTTAAATGCGAGTGTGCGAAGAATAAGACTATTAATTTGTTGCATTCCCTCGCCGTATTGAATCATCTTCTGTTGGTAACGATTCATCAATGGCTGGTACTGAATAGAAAGGGCAACACCTGAGGTGTTAGAAATTGGTTGTACTTGTCCAAGAGCTGTCTCTGGAACACCAACCATTTCGTGCATTGCAGTCTTGATTACCTTTAGGTACTCCATCGCTCCTTGAAGGCCTTGTCCGCCACCTTCTAGGTTAAATACTTGAGCGTCTTTTGGTAGCCCGCCCCAGACCTTCTTAGGTCCCTTTTCAAGGGAAGAGGCCTTAGCACCTGTAATAACTGTAACTGGTGCCGCATGGTAATTAATGATGTCTGCAACATCTGTTGCTACTTCGTTATAGTTACGGTTTAGAACAATAATATCGTGGCAGTCTGACAAGCCCCAAGGGGATCCAGAAACCAATACGTTTGCAATGTGAATGATTGGAACTATGCCAATAGGGTTTGGACGAGAGTCAATTAGCTCATCGTTAATATATTCTTCAATTCTGTCATCAGTCAGGATCTCTGTGTAGGTGTAGACCTGACGAGTACCTTCCATAGAAGTACCCCAGAAACGGTACTTAAGCTTAAAACGAATTAAACGTGAACGATCGTGTGGGTGGAACTCTGGAAAACAAAAAGAAGAGTTTAAAGGAAGTACGCGTACACGTCCTGCGTGCATAGCGCCAATAGAGTCTTGATAAGCTTCTTCGTAAGCTACTTTGACGAAACAATCGCCAGATACTCCGCCTTGTTGTCCCATCTCCCACATAACAGAATGTTTATCATTATCTACTTCCCAGACTCTCTTTAACATATCTGGTACTACTGATTCTGTTTCTGCTGGACTGCGGAAAGATGCTCCGCGACCAAATGTAAAGTTACATATGTAATCTGTAAACGCTCTATAATAATTGTAAACCATTTGTGCTTCGCCTATTTCACGGCGATAAGACCAATGATGGCCAAGATACATTGCCCAGTTAAGAGAGTAACGATTTAGTCTTGGACCATGTACTTCAAATTCTTCATCAGCAAGTTCTACTAAACCAAGAGGCGATATTGAGATTGTTAAATCTGAAGACGCGGCTCTGTAACTGGGAGGTGAGAAATCAACGCCACCGGCCATTATTCACAACTCCCCATCTTAATTTTAAACCCCTTTATTTGCTTCTCTATTCTTTACTTAGAATACATCTAAGTAAAAACTTCCAACCCCGGAGAA